TGTGGGCACAACTATCGCTTTATTAGAACGAGGTTCTAGAGTGATGAGTGGTGTTCATAAGCGTTGTTACTATGCAATGCGTATGGAATTTAAAATTTTAGCAAGAATTTGTTCAGAATATTTACCACCCGAGTATCCATATGATGTTTATGGTGGTCCAAGACAAATAAAAGCTTCAGATTTTGATCAAAGAATAGATGTTTTACCTGTAGCTGACCCAAATATTATGTCTATGGCACAAAGAGTGACTTTAGCACAAACACAATTACAAATTGCTACATCAAATCCACAATTACACAACATTCACGAAGCTTACAGAAGAGTTTATGAAGCTTTAGGCACTAAACAAATTGAAACTTTGTTGAAACCACCTCAAAAACAGCCTCAACCATTAGATCCTGCGAAAGAAAATGCAAGAGCATTGCAAATGAAACTATTAACTGTGTTTGAATTCCAAGATCATGATGCACATATAGCTGCACACACTGCTTTTATGGAATCTAGAATGGTTCAGATCAACCCACAGGTATACGCTTTATTGCAATCTCATGTTTCTGATCATATTTCTTTCAAAGCAAGAAAAGAAGTAAGAGAACAGTTTGCACAGGATCCTAATTTAGTTGCTTTACAACAAAACGACCCACAATCTTTTCAAATAGCTTTCGATAATTCAGTTGCAACTGCTGTTGCAGAGATAACAACAGAATTAGTTAAAGGAGAAATGGAAGCAAATAAAGCAAAATCAGACCCACTTGTAAGAATTAAACAACAAGAAGTTGATTTAAGAGCTATGGACTTACAAAGAAAGGCAGATGAAACACAGTTTAGACAAGAAATGGAAAATCAAAGACAAGCTAACAAATTAAATTTAGAATATGATAGATTAGCTCAACAAGATGAGCAGTCTGACAAAAGATTAGATATTGCAGAAAGGAAATTAGAAAAATAATGCCAGCTAGATATTTTTTAGGAGTTGCGTTTAAATTAGGTGATCCAATAGTTAAGGGTGCAACTAAAAAATTTAATAAAATGTTAAAAAAAGAATATAACGAAAATAGAGCTGCAGGTTTAAGTAGTTCATCAGCTCATAAAGAGGCTGCAAAAACTGTTAACAAGGAATTGAAAGAGTTTCCAGATTTGAAGGACTAAAATATGCCATTAAACAAAAAAGGCAAAGAAATAATGAAATCCATGAAAGGTCAATATGGATCAAAAAAAGGTGAACAAGTATTTTACGCATCTAAAAACAAAGGTAAGATTAAAAATGTCGAAAAAAAATCGAGAAAAAAGAAAAGGTCTTAGTGGTGGTAAAAGATTTGGACCCCCACCTAAAAGAGGACCTAACCCTCAAGGTATTAAAGTTTCCACAAAGAAAAGATCAAAAAGAATCTAATCAAGAGGCGTACTTTGCTGGTATAATAGATGGCGAAGGATATATTTCATACGAAAAAACTAAAAAAAATTATTCTATTCCTGCAATTTCTGTTGAAATGACAGACAAAGATGTAATTGATAATATATATAAATTTTTTAATACAGGATCTGTCGTTTTTATAAAACCAAGACAAAAACATCACTTAGATAGTTGGAGATGGAGAGTAAGAGGTAAGTCCGCAGTCAATATTTATTTTAAAATATATAATTATCTTTGTGATAGAAGAAAACGAAAGATAGACGAGGTATTGAAAAAGTATTGTGAAGATGCTAACGATAGAGAGAAGTATAAAAAATTAGAAAGGGTATTAAATGGCGTGGTTTAGTTTAGCAAAAATTGCTTTACAAGCAGGAAGTAAGATTTACGCAAATAAGCAGAAGACTAAGATGGCAATGTCTGATGCCCAGCTCATGCATGCGGAGAAAATGGCTCGGGGTGAGGAAGCTTACCAAGGTAAATTACTTGAAGCGAGACAAAACGATTATAAGGACGAGTTTGTACTTGTAATCATCTCAGCCCCAATAATAGTTTTAATGTGGGCAGTGATGTCAGATGACCCAACTGCGATGGAGAAGGTAAAATTATTTTTTGAGTATTTCCAGGACCTTCCGAAATGGTTCACAAATTTATGGATCCTTGTAGTTGCGAGTATTTTTGGTATAAAGGGTACACAAATCTTCCGTGGCGGTAAGAAATAGGTTGCTTTTGCTTTTGTAAATGTTAAAGACTTCTTATGATAGAAGGTGATTCAGAAGAATACGATTTATTTGAAAAGTGGACAAAAGATTTTGACTGTCAAGGATACTATTCTTGCGAGATAGGAGTTAGAAAAGGTAAGAGCTCTAAGATTGCAATGGACAATCTCAAAAATAATTTTTTACATATTGGCGTAGATCCCTACGGTGATATAAAATATGAACATTTCGATTCAGACAGCGGCATAAGTCATAAAGACGGCATTTCACCTACTTATCCAAATAGCATGAGAGATGAAATGTTAAAAGATTTTAAACCATATTTAGATTCGGGTAAATTTTGTTTTCAAAATATCACTGATACTGATTTTATGAATCATCGTGCTTATGTTAATTCTAAATTTGCTTTTGTTATGCTTGATGGACCACACACAACAAGAGATGTTTTAACTGAAGCTGTTTGGTTTGCAAATAGAGCTGCACCTAGGTGCAGAATCGTTTTTGATGATTGGATTACTTACAAGATGGATTTAATCAAAGATGTTATGAAAGAATTTAAATTTGAAGTAGCAGAATCAGGTCGATTAAAGTTACTTATGGAGAAAAATGGCAATTGATACAACATCTCATGATGTTATAAAAAGTCTAATACATAGACGAAAAGAGAGATTAAAAGAAACTTTGGTCAGAGATGTTGACAACACTAATGACCTTCACTATATTAGAGGACAAATCAAGTCACTTGATGACTTGCAACAAGACATTATAGACTTGTTAAAAAAACAGGAGCAATAAAAATGACAGAGTCCACGGAGCAACCGAAACGGACTGAGACATTGGAAAAAGCTTACAAAGATGAAGCTGAAGTCAAAAAAGTCTTAGACGCTAAATCAATAGATGAATCACTTTTAGATAGGTTACCAACGCCTACGGGTTATAGAATGTTAATTCTTCCGTATTCAGGTCCTACTAAAACAAAAGGTGGTTTATATCTAAGTGAACAAACCCAAGAAACAATACAGCTAACAACAGTTGTTGGCCTTGTGCTTAAGCAAGGAAATCTTTGTTATAGAGACAAAGAAAAATTTCCTTTAGGTAAATGGTGCGCTGAAAAAGATTGGGTAATCTTCGGAAGATACGCAGGCTCTCGATTCAAAATAGACGGGGGAGAAGTGCGGATCTTAAACGATGATGAAATCATCGCTACCATATCTAATCCTGCCGATATTTTGCACCATTACTAGGAGGGTAAAATGGCAGAAGAGAACAAACCTCAACAAGAGGTTGATATCGACACTGATGGTGTTAATGAGGAAATCATTAATGTTGATAAACCAATAGAACCTGATGAAGCGTTTTCTAAAAAAGAAGATGTAGATTTAGGATACACAAATCCAATACAAGAAACAAAAGTTGAAGCTGAGCCTGAAGAAAAAAAGGAAGAGCCACAAACTGAAGTTGAAGTGGAGGAAAATAAAGTTGAAACTAAACCTGATAATTTAAAAGATAAACAATCTAATTATCAAAAAAGAATCAACGAATTAGTTTTTCAAGCTAAAGAAGCAGAGAGAAGAGAAAAAGCTGCTTTGAATTATGCTAAAGGACTAAAAAAGAAATATCAGAGCGTTGAATCTAAGCTTGACGAAACTGATAATAATTACCTTAAAGAAATCCAAGCAAGAGTAACTTCAGAACAAGATAAATTAAAAACATCTTTGAAAGAAGCACTTGATGCACAAGATTCTGAAAAGGTAGCTGAGATAAACTCTCAAATGACTAAATTAGCTGTTGAAAACGAAAAAGTTAATTTAACATTACAAGAGAGAGAAGCTCAGAAAAAACTAAGTGAGGAAAACAAAGACTCACCACAAGAAGATCAAATACCTGGTGAACAACCAGTTCAAATAAGTCAAAAAGCTCAACAATGGGCTTCTAAAAATGAATGGTTTGGCACAGACAGAGTTATGACTGGAGCTGCAATGTCTATTCATGAAGACCTTATAGGGCAGGGTATTGAATCAGAGAGTGATGAGTATTATAATAACATTAACAAACGAATGAAGGAGTATTTCCCTCAAAAGTTTGCCCAGGATTCGACTGATAAAGAGCCTGTAGCTACAAAGCAACCCGTCCAAAATGTAGCTGGGGTAAGTCGAAGACAAGGAGGACGCAAGTCTGTGAAACTCACCAAATCACAGGTAGTAATCGCTAAGAAATTAGGGGTGCCACTAGAGGAATACGCAAAATTCGTGAAGGGAGGAAACTAATGGAAAAGATAAGAACTTCACGCGAGTCATCGACTAGATCTAAAGAAGTTAGAAAAGTTGATTGGGCTCCATCATCCAGTTTGGATGCGCCACCTGCACCGAAAGGTTTTGCACATCGTTGGATAAGAACAACAGTGCAAGGTTTCGATGATACATCAAATGTATCTCGTAAACTCAGAGAGGGTTGGGAATTTGTTAGAGCTGATACGATCGTAAGTGAGTTAGGCAAAAATGATTATCCAACTATATCTGAAGGTAAACATCAGGGGTTAATCGGAATTGGAGGGCTGGTGTTGGCCAGAATCCCAATTGAGATACTTGAGGCACGACAAAGATATTTTGAAAAAATAACTCAAGATAGAATGGAAAGTGTTGATAGTGACTTAATGAAGGAACAACATCCTGACATGCCAATCAATATTGAGAGGCAGTCAAAAGTGACCTTTGGTGGTAGTCGCAAGAAATAATTTTTTTGCAATTGCTATCGGGTCTTTAAGATAAATCGTTAATAAAAGGAAACTATAACTATGGCAAATGTTAAAGAACAGTTCGGTCTTAGACCGTACAGAAAACTAGACGGTACGCCTTTAGTTGGTGCCCAAAACAGATACACGATAGCTAGTAATATGGGTCATGCAATTTTCCAAGGAGACTTGGTTGTTGTAACGACTGCTGGTAATATTGAGAAATACAATAATACCAACAACAGTGCTGGTTTATCTACAGCTGCAGTGGGCGTTTTTAACGGTGTGTTTTATACAGATCCAACTACTCAAAAGCCAACTTACGGTAACTACTACCCAGGTAGTATTGTTGCTAGTGATATTACTGCTTTTGTAGTAGACGACCCAGATGCGGTCTTCTTGGCAAACGCTGATGAAGCTTTTACAAGAGCGGATCTTTTTAGAAACTACGCTGTTACTAACACAACTGGTGTAACACAAACTGGTATATCTAAAGCAATGTTGGATGTATCTAATTCAGGAACTACTGTATCATTCGTATTACAAGCGATTGATATTTGTCAGGACCCTGATAATTCAGACACAGCAACATCAAACGCTAATATCTTGGTGAGAATAAACCACCACCAATATAGAAGCAGAACAGGCATATAATAGGAGATAATTATGGCTATATCACGATCGCAACTAGTTAAAGAACTAGAGCCAGGATTGAATGCCCTATTCGGCCTGGAATACAAAAGGTATGAAAATCAGCATGCTGAAATTTATGCCACAGAAACATCTGACAGAGCTTTCGAAGAGGAAGTAATGTTAGCGGGATTTGCTTCTGCACCAACTAAACAAGAAGGTGCTGGAGTTGTTTTTGATCAAGCTCAAGAGACTTTTACAGCTAGATACAATCACGAAACAATCGCGTTAGCGTTCTCAATCACAGAGGAAGCAATCGAAGATAACCTTTACGATAGATTAGCTGCAAGATACACAAGAGCTCTTGCAAGATCTATGGCAAACACGAAGCAAGTTAAAGCTGCGAATGTATTGAACAATGCACAGAATACTGCTTTCACAGGTGGTGATGGTAAAACGCTTATAAATAGCGCACACCCATTAGCTACAGGTGGAACATTCTCAAATGTTCTTTCAACAGCGGCAGATCTTAACGAAACATCTTTGGAACAATCTTTGATTGATATCCAAGCTTTCGTTGATGAGAGAGGTCTTAAAATCGCTGCTCAAGGTGTAAAAATGATAATTCCAAAAGAATTACAATTTACAGCTGAGAGATTAATGAAGACTCCTCAAAGAACTGCAACTGCAGATAACGACATCAATGCTATTGCTTCAATGGGAATGATCCCTCAAGGTTACAGAGTGAATAACTTTTTAACTGACACGGATGCGTTTTTCCTTATGACTGATGTACCTAACGGCATGAAAATGTTTGTTAGATCACCAATCAAAACAGCAATGGAAGGTGACTTCGATACGGGTAATGTTAGATTTAAAGCTAGAGAAAGATATTCTTTTGGATTCTCAGATCCTAGAGCAATATTTGGAAATGGTAAATTAGTCTAATACTTACATTAGTATTACAAATTAGAAGGGGCGGTGTTCACATCGCCCCTTTTTTTATGTATAATGAAAACACCTAGATAAATTTATCTGCAGACTGGCTAGGCAGACGCTATAGAGACTGCAGGTTTTAAACTATAGGAGAAGTAAATTATGGCAAATACAACTTTTTCGGGACCAGTCCGATCGGAAAATGGTTTCGAAACAATCGTAAAAAACAGCACCACTGGTGCAGTAACTAAAGTTGCAGACCTTAATGCAGCAACTGGCGGTAACTCTGTTACAGCTGACGCTGCTAAAGAAGCGGGTGCTTTATTTTTAAGCAGTATCGCTACTGATGGTTTTGTAATGAAAACTTATCAAGCAACTGTAGCAGTAGCTAATGGAGCTACAACAGGAACTGAAGCAGCAATAGGTTTTCCAGCAGACTTTATTCCAATGTTCGTTGTAGTTAGAAATAACACAGTAACAACAACAGGTGGAGTGATAGCAGATGTTGGAACACAAGGTGTAGCTCAAGCTTATGTTGATGGAGCAGCTTTGGCTTCAAGTGCAGCAACGGCAAAAATCTTTGCTTGTAATGGAGTTAACGGAATAGGATCTGGCGGTTCAGGAACAACTGCAGGAATACCAATTACACCTGATGAAATTATGGTGACAATGGCAGACCCAGGAGCATCTGGTGCATCTATAACAGTGACATTCATTGGAATGACATTTACAGAAACACTAGACTTAGCATAATAATTAAACTGGTGCTCCTTAGGGAGCACCTAATTAGGAGAAAATATGTCAAGTACAAGTA